GAGGTAGGGTTAAAAACTTTATGCAGTAGGATGGCAAGGTTCAGGCATGTAGAAGTAAACAATAACTTCTTAGCCATTAAATATTCTAAGCCTGATAGCAACTTAGAAGGGGGGTGTGAACAGCTATCAATGCACTGGTTGCGACAGAAGCTAACAACAATTGACCCTAACTATAAGGAACACAACAGATGAAAGGCATCATTGATACATCTAAACCAATCCATAGCTACAAGGTTCTTATGTCTGAGTTGTCTGGTTACTACATAACTGTGGCGGCTGAGACACCTGAACAAGCTATGGAGTATGGCAACAATGAGGCTATGCGAAAGAACTATAAGATGTCACAGATTTATGTGGTTGAAACCGCTGTGGTTTCTGCGGAGCTAATAACTAAATAGTCTATGTAGACTATAAAGCTATTGTCCTTGTTCTTTTTTTACAGAAGAAAATAGAAGAAAGTTATTAAGTCTTTTAAACTATAAAGAATATTATAGCATATATAATATGTTAAGTGAAGCGTGTTTGTAAAATAAATTGTTGACACTTACATCAGTGAGTGTTAATATTAATTAAATTAAACCAGAAAGGAATACAGTAATGAATAATATTACACCGATGTTTCAAAATAACACAGCACTACAAGCTATTAAAGATAGAGGCTATGGCTCAGCAGGTTTTGATATAGCTGTTGCACCGTTGACGTACACCGCCACCCAATATGGTGACGCATTACCAAGCAGTAAATCTGTTATCTATCGCACCGATACTGGTGAAGAGTTAGGTATCCACGGTCATGGCTATAAACCTGTAGCACCTAAGCACATGATAGATGTTACTAGGAATATCATTGAGCGTTCTGACCTATCTATCAATGGGATGGAGGAGACTATTAGAACCTCACACAATGGTGCTAGAACCTTTGTACAATACAAGCTACCAGAGCATACCTATAGAACTAGTGACGGTGACGAGGCTAGTCTGAGTCTGTTATCTATATCATCCTTTGATGGTACTTGGCCGTTCATGATTAGTGCCGCCGCAATACAACACGCTTGTACAAATCTTCAAGTCTTTGTAGGTGGTGAAGTGTCAGTGTTCAAAGCTAAGCACACTAGGTCACTAGACATTGAGCAGGGCGGTAGGATTATTACTAAGTCTTTAGATCTCTTTCACAATCAGCGTGACCTATGGCAACAGTGGGAGGGTAGAGAGTGTAGTAATCTAGAGGCGTTTAGATTCTTTGCCGAAGCACTCAAGTGCAAGACAGCTTTAGATTTAATAAAGAAAGGCGTTACTAACCCTACTGATATACTGTTTGATATGCCTAGACGTAACACTAGTCTTCAGTATATGTGGAATATGTACAATGCAATCTATTCTAAACGTCTTGGCAATAACTTCTGGGCTGTGTATAATGCTATGACAGATTGGTCAACACACTTTGAAGCCCCTCGTTCTTCAAGCATGGCGAACATTGCATCAATACAGAACGATAGACAAGAGGTTGTAAGACAGACCCTAAATGCTCACACTTTCTTATCGGTTGCGGCATGAAGATACCAGAGAAAGTATTCAGTATAGATTCACTGGCGCATCGAAAGGTGCGTTATATTCTAGATAAACCTAGTCAACTACAGGACGCAGTGTTAGATATTCTTGCAGACAGTAAAGTTAAATGGGCTGTTAAAGAATGGCAAGCACTCACATCTAAAATAGAATCATCTGACCTGACAGTAGGTGAGTACCTTAATCAATTTAATAAAAGGAAAACAAAATGACAACAGGATTTGGAGAAAACTTTTTAAGTATAAACTATAGGCTAGGTGTGGGTCTTGACTTCGAGTTCGCTGACAGCAGGGCTGTATGGGTTACTAATAGTCTGACTGAAGAGATCAATGCGGCATCCTTTGAGGGTGTCGTAATCATGCTACCCTTTATCGTGATAACCTTTGGTAAGATATGGACGGAGGACTAGAGAACATGGGTGACGCAACACATGGCGGCAAGGGTGATCGTGCAAGGAGCGTAAACTTAAATAGATTTAACGATAACTTCGATGCGATTTTTAACAAGCAACAGACGGAGAAAGAAGATGAAGAAGGTAAAGAAGCTGACGATAAACGTCCTGCAAAGAGCGACCAACTGGGTGGAGAAAGAAGCCACAGTAATGAAGAGCAAGTTTGAATCAAGGTTTATAAAAACAATAAGAACTGCTGTTATATTGTCGTGTGTTTTAGTTCTTATAAATGTACTGTTAGTATTAAAGGGGTAAGCTATGCTTGATATAATTCTAGGAGTGTTGGTGTTAGTAGCACTGGGGTGCGGTATTAGATTGCTATACGAATCTGAGCTAATGATAGATGAACTCAAGAAAGAAAGGGAGGATGATAATGTTTGAAGAGATGTTTAGTACAGACCCATCACCGCAAGCGATAGGTACATCAAAGGCGGCAAGAGATGTGGCAGACGGTAAGGTTCTTTTAAGCGTAGCCTGTAAGCAGTATGGCGTGAAGGAACAAGCAGTCATACAGTACATCATTGACAAGACTGAGTACGAAACAACGCTCGACATAATCAACGGCAACAAGGACACAGATTCAATTGGAAACAAATAAAGCTTGGCATATTTGAACAACTGTGGTACACTCCACACTTAATTTTAACCACCAAAGAGGAAAGTAACATGGCTATATTAGAAGGCACAGCGTACTGGGCATCGGTCACTACACCGAACACGACCTTTGAACCTACGTACTCAGTAAACTTAGTTGTAGATGAAGCCACCGCTGAGGATTTTAAAGCGCGTGGATATAACATTAAGCAGATGGACGAAGGCCCATCCATTGTAATTAAACGGAAGGTCGAAGGTAGAGACGGAACAGTGCGTGACGCGCCTAGACTTGTTGACCAGTACAAGAACCCGCTCGACACTAAGGTAGGCAACGGTTCTTTAGTTAAGGTGCAGTACAATGAGTGGGAAACCACTAACAAGTACGGCTCTTTCAAAGGCTTAGACTTCCAAGCTATGCAAGTGATAGACCTTGTTGAAGTTGGTAGCCCTGATGGTGCTGAGTTTGAAGCGGCTGAAAGTGACATGGAGGATGAACTATAATGGGAATTGTTACAGTAGAAGATGTTAAGTACGAGTCAGACCTACTCTCAGACGAGGGTCGGGCAATACTATCTCACTTAATAGAGGCAGACAAGCAGGGTCAAAGCGCATCAATTACAGTGGGGCTTATGCGAGCCGCGAGTATAAAGTTGATTGCTGACCTTAAAGATAACCACCTCACGGACGAGGCCATTGCAACAGAGGAAGTTGAAGTAACTGAGGAGTAAGGCTAGTGCCTTTTATTAAACATAAGTTACCTTGTACTGCGTGTGGAGGAAGCGACCCAGTTTCAGTTAATGAGAATGGATCTGGGTACTGCTTCAGTTGTTGTACTTATTTACCTAACTACGACACAACAGAAGAGAAACTAACAGATACCGTAACGGACTTTGAAGTGTATCAAAGGAACAGTAAGATGGACAACAATACTACAGCTACGTTCAATGAATTAACTGACCGCAAGATAAGCTTAGCTACAGCTAAGAAGTACGGCGTTAAATCAACAATGGCCGGTGGCAAGATAGACAAGCACTACTACCCTTACTACAACGGACACGAGTTCACAGGAACTAAGATCCGTAAACAGGACAAGGAGTTTGCTTGGACAGGGAGTCCAAAGGAAGTGGGGTTGTTCGGAGAGAATCTGTTTAAAGCAGGAGGTAAGTTTATAACTTTAACAGAAGGCGAGTGTGATGCGATGGCCGCTTATGAACTTATGGGGAGTAAGTGGCCTGTCGTTTCTATCAAGTCAGGTGCGGCAGGAGGTGTCCGTGATGTTAAGGAGAACCTAGAATACCTAGAGTCATTTGATTCTGTAGTCATTAACTTTGACAACGACAAGCATGGCAAGGAGGCGGCTCAAGCAATAGCTAAGCTACTCACCCCCAAGAAAGCTAAGATCATGACACTGCCCGTGGACTACAAAGATGCTAACGATATGTTACGCCAAGGTAGACACGCCGCATACGTCAGTGCATTCTGGGACGCTAAAATCTATACACCTTCTGGAGTACTAAACCTATCCGATCAGCTTGAAGCTTATCAAAAGCTAAGAGCAGAGAAGAAAACTGCTATCCCTTATCCTTGGTTCGGCTTGAACAAAAAGCTAGAGGGCATGAGAGCAGGTGAACTTATAACTCTTACAGGTGGCACAGGTCTTGGTAAGTCCTCCGTTACCAGAGAGATTGAACACTGGTTGATTGAACACACAGATGATAACGTAGGTGTTATAGCCCTTGAAGAAACGTGGTCACGAACTGCCGAAGGTATCATGGCAGTAGAGGCTAACGCAAAGCTACACCTTGATAGTGTTAAGGCTGAGTTCACAGAGGAACAGCTAGACGATTGCTACAGGAAGGTATTCATGGGTGACAACGATGGTCGTGTTTGGATTCATGCACATCACGGTGTCAATAACATTGACGACATCTTCAGCAAGCTACGCTACATGATCATCGGTCTTGATTGTAAATGGATTGTAGTTGATCACCTTCACATGCTTGTGTTGTCTACTCTAGAACATGACGAGCGTAAAGCTATTGACGGTATTATGCATCGTCTCAGGACTATGGTAGAGGAGACAGGCTGTGGTATGATACTGGTGTCACATCTCCGAAGGGTTGAAGGGAACCGTGGACACGAGAACGGCATAGAGACAGGTCTATCACACCTCAGAGGTAGCCAAAGTATTGCTCAGTTAAGTGACTGTGTGATCAGCCTTGAACGCAACCAACAAGCAGAGGATAAGATAGAAGCATCAACCACCAAGGTCAGGGTCTTGAAGTCACGATACACTGGTGATGTTGGCGTTGCTTCTCACTTACTATATGATAACAAGACAGGTAGGCTTAGAGAGTTAGACGACTATGATGAAGCGCAGTTTGATGGAGATATAATATGAAAAAGTTCCCTAGTGGTACTTACGCATTTGATAGTGTGCTTAGACAACTACGTAAGATAGCTCCCGACCTAGTATATGAGTCAACTAATACGCCTAAAGGCAGGGTCTTTAACGGCTTTGTAATAGCTAAAACTAAAACAAGCTTTAGACCTGTGGGCATTCTTGATTGGGCGCACTACACAAAGGGGGGGATCTGTGTTGCCATACAGAACGATGTTCTTCAACAATACTATGAGGAAATGCTTGAAGATTCTCGCAGTCCAAGTAATGTGTGGAAAGATACAAAGAAAGAGCAGAATCTAAAAGATTACTACGCTAACAGATCAGGTGAAATATATGAGTAACTTAGTATTTGATATAGAAGCAGACGGCTTAGATCCTACAAAGATCTTCTGCATTGTAGCTCAAGACGTAGACACAATGGATGTATTCACGTTTGACAACACCCAACTGCAGGAAGGCTATGACATGTTAGCAGGTGCAACTAAGCTGATAGGTCATAACGTAATAGG